AGACTCGTCGGCTGCCTGCGGCACCGTCTCCACCACCCCCATCTGCGGCGCATGGTCGAACCACACGCGCACCGGGTTCTGCGGGGGGTCGATGGTTGGCAGTTCTTCCACCTGCGAGTCCAGGAGTTCCACCGTGGTCCGCAGGTTGACATGGAAGCCGGGGAGAGGCTGCGTAACGGGATAGCCGTCTGCATCAATTTGCCCGGTCGGCTTCTCGATCCCGCCGATGACCGACAGTTCCATGCCGGGGAACGGGTTGCCCTCGCTGTCGATGACGGCGGCTGCGTTCAGCGCGGCGTTCATGGCGGCTTCGTCGGTTGCCCGAAGGTAGTAGTCGCTCATGTGGTGAGAGCCTGAAGGGTTGCGTTCGGCAAGCGGGTGGGCCAGTAGGCGAGGCGTCGAATCAGGCGTGAAGAAGTCGTAGCAGCCTGCTGCTGCCCCAAACGCAACTCTATGGGTGCCGAAGGAAGCGTCACGGTTGCGTCCGTCACCACGGACAGTCCGTTCAGGGTGTACGCGGCATCATTGGTTCGATATGCACCCGCCATTCTTGCGCTTTCATACAAAGTCAATGGGGACAAAGTTCGATTCAACACCGCTTCATCGACACCGCCCGTTCTGATGTAGAACCGCGTTGTGTCTGGTGCGGAAGTCGCCGTTCCTTGTCCAATGTCAAGATAAGTGCTGCTGTTTTGATACATGGAAGCCGCAAGTTGTCCACCGCCTGATGTGGAAGTCACCAATGTCTCCGCATAGATCGTCCCTTCCGCTTGGTTGAACCAAGACGAGAAGTTAGTGCCCGTCATCAAGGCGCTGTCCGTTCCACGCGCAACCGTGGCGGTCGTGGTCGGGATGTAGGAGGAGGCCAAGGCTTGGGCTTCCATCTGGGCTCCCCACAAGTACCTGCCGTCCGTTCCGTTCCCGGTCGAGGTTGAGTACATGAACCAACGGATTTTGGCGGTAGTGGCCGGAGTGGTGGCCGTGATGATCACCCTGTACCAGCCGTTTCCGACATTGATGAGGGTGCCGGATTGTGCAGTCCACCCAACAGCCGAAACAGAACCAATTGTTTCCGATGAGTGCGTAAACGTCACTCCAAATGTGCCGATGTTGGCGTTGGCGGAAGTTAGGGCATCGCACTCGATTCGCGTGTTCTGCGTCGTTCCCTTGATCTTGATGTACACCGATGCCGTGTAAGTCGTGGATGCTGACGCCGTGATGTCCTGATAGATGTAACCGTTGCCCGAGGTGATCCCGTTGTTGATGACAACTTCCGTACCGGAGGCGGTTCCATCAGGCGCGGTGATTGAACTTCCGGCAGCAGTGAGTTGCAGCACGTTCCACGGGCTAGTACGCACCGCCGCGCTTTGCAGGCACACGTTCGTCGTCCCGCCCTCGACCAGCAGGCCACGGGCCTCCCCGGTGATCGGGTCGTTCTCGAATCGCGGGAGCCACAGGGCAGCGGTGGTCGTGCTGCGGTATGCCAGAGGAGCCGAGCCAAGGTTCAACTGGGCACCCCACATCTCGACGGTTGGGTTGGCGTTGATGATGCCGTGGCCGGAAATGCTCTGGCGAACTCCGATGTCCACGCTTCCGGTTCCAGAGAACGCAACTTCCGTCACAGTGAACCGCTGCCATTGCGTGGTCAATGTGAGCAGCGAATAGGACGAACCAGCAACATGACGAACAACCAATTTCTCACCACCGACCGTCCCGCGCAGCCAAACCGAGAACGTGTACGTCTGGGTGGCCGTTACGGCGACATTGGACTGAACCATCGAAGACCAGTTGGTTGATGTCGTTCCAGCCCCCGAGTCGAACACGACCGTGTCTGCCGTGGTCGTACCGTCAGGGGCAACGGCGTTGTTTGCCGTTCGGGCTGGATTCACTCCAGTGCCACTGATGCTGTTCGTCCATGTTGCCGTGAGATCGAACTCCTGACTGCGAAGCAGCAGGTTCCACGGTTCCGCCGCAGCGATCTGCCCCTGCGTGATCGCCGCCGTGGTTGTGGGGATGTACGGGGTCAGCAGGGAGCCTTCGGTGAGTTGGGCACCCCAGATGAACACATCCGCGGTCTCGTCGTTGCCGACGATGGAATCCCAAAGCATGATCTGTGCGTTTGTCGCGGTGGCAGCGACCGTATATGAATACGAAAACCGCTGCCATGAAGTCGTGACAACGCAGTTGTACCCAGAAGGATCGTTGCCAATCCTGATGCCGACATTCTGTGTTGCCGCTGCACCGTTGGCGGTGTTGGCTTTCATCCACACGGACATCGTGTAGGTCTGCCCAATTACCCCAACTGACAAGGGGTGTTCCAGACGAGAAAATGTCCCGCCAGTCTTGTTGAACGTCACCCGGAAGGCAGTCAAGGTTCCGTCAGGAGCAGGCTCGGTGGTTGTTGCCACGACCGGACTCGATGCCGATCCGCCGCCGCCTGAGTTTGTCCCCCACGGCAAGGAAACACTGAACTGCTGACTGTAGGTGACGAGGTTCTGGTTGAACGGCCCACGGTAGTAGGTGCCCGTTGTCGTGCGCTGGAAGTCGATGCGCGGGTCGAGGTAGCCGGACAGGAAGTTCAGGTCCAGCGACGGGACGTCCGAGCTCTGGATCAGCGATCCGATGCCGTGCAGCACCGATCGCGGCGCGGTCCGGCGGGTCCGTCCAAGGAAGCTTCGCATGGTCAGAGGACGTTCCAGAGGCAGCCCATGTTGCCGCTCGCCGCGAAGCACCGCACCTGGATGATCTGCGAGCCCATCGCGTCGACGACGATCGACCCGGGCGGGTTCGTGGAGACGTTTCCGAGCGCGTACACGTTGGGAGCCGGCGTGCCGGTCGTGACCGAGATGCCGGCGAACGGATAGAAGGTCGTCCCGCCGATCACGGTCGACACGGTCGTGCCGCTCGTGCGGGTCAGCGCGACGTCCGCCAGGACCGTCGGGATCCAGTCCTCGGTCGTGCCGTCGAGGTACATCGTCCAGCCGACCACCCGGATGCCGCCGGCCGCGATCGTGCTCGTGTCGGTGAACGGCATCACGCGCACCAGCGTCGGGGCGTCCTCGAGGGACTCGTACAGCAGGTTCGACGTCGGCTTCGACTGGAGCGACCCGTAGGCGCTGTATGCCGTGCCGTCGCGGTCGAGCGGCTGCCAGCGCCACCTGGGCTGGTTCGTCGAGATGAACGCGCCGACCGCCGACCCGGTGATCGACGTCGAGGGAACGTGCGACCCCTTGGTGACGATGTTTGGCTGGATGAGCATTACTTTGTCTCCCTGTCGAGTCGTGCCTCGACCTTGTCGAGGCGATGGGCGTGGTATCCGAGCGTGGTGTCGATGCGCTCCATCGCCCGTGCCATGCTCGTGAACATGGAGAAGAGGACGATCAGGATGGAGGCGACCAGGCCGATCAGGCCCAGCCAGTCGCGGAACGAAAGCGTGACGACGCGGCCGTCTTGCATGGTCATGTCTGTGGTCCCATGAACGCGGACAAAGCGGGGGACGGAGCCGAAGCCCCGTCCCCCGCCTATCCGGGGGGTTGCGAGGATCAGTACACCTGGATGACGCCGGCCGACCACGGGCAGATGATGCCCATGCCCGCCATCATCTGCGCCTTCATGAACTGCGTGTTCCGGCGCTCGTCAGCCTCGATGTAGGACCGCAGGCCGCTGGCCTGCACCATGCCGATCGCCGGCGAGCCGGTGTCGGCGCCGCACAGCGCGACGGCCACGGGGCGTCCGCCGGCCTGCGAGCTGCCGTCGAAGAGGCCCTGGTACTTGCCGCCGGTCGTGCCCGAGCCCGAGGTGTACGCCACCGCCGCGTTCTCGCCGGTCAGGCTGTTGCCCGTGAGGTCGGCGGACGGGAGGTGGTTGGTCACGATCACCTTGAACCCTTCCAGGATCCCGATCACGCGCGCGTTGGCGTCGTTGGTCTGGCTGGAGAAGTCCGAGTTGAACGTGCTCGGCATCACCGGCACGCTGGTGAGGTTGGTGCCGTCGAAGTTGGCCTCGAAGCGCAGCACGCTCTTGATGTAGGGCGTGATGAACAGGTAGCGGCTGCTCTCCGGCACGGCCTTCTCGTCCATCGCCTGGGCGAGGGAGTTGACGTCCGTCCGGAAGTTGTACGCGCCGCGCGGCGACAGCGGGTACGCCGTGTTGTCCGTCAGCAGGGTGCCGCCGGAGCCGCTCGAGTTGCGCTCCACCAGGTAGCCGCCGCCGTGCAAGCCGGTGACCGACGCGGTGCGTGCCGCCTTGATCGCGAGGATCGCGATCTTCTTGTCCAGCACCTTGGCGATGCCGCGGCCCAGCTTCGTGGCGAAGGGGGCCAGGACGTCGAAGTGCGTCAGCTCCATGTCGCGGAACGGT